TTCTTGGTTACTCATGCGGAATTTCTTGGTTACTCATGCGGAATTTCTTGGTTACCTATGTATATCAAAAAGCTAGTATTTACGCGGATTTCAGAACTCCCGTAATCAAGAGCGTAATCAAGAGCGTAATCAAGCTATCAATCAAGGAAAGCATTGGTAGGCAGATAAAAAACAATTCAATATTAACTATGGCATTTTAATTGGAATTTCATGGTTACCTATGGCACTAAAACCTATCATTTAATATCACTAAATGACACAAGATATCATCTTGAATACATGCTATTACTATGATACTCTCAACAATAGAAAAGTATGAAATAAAGTTAATTGCGCCTTACATATGTATGGCGCTTTTTTATTACCCCAAAAAGGAGATAACTATGTTAACGATTAGAAGCAAGAGTATATCACTGTCAGGAGACAGCACAGTAAATGATCAAGTGATTTTTGCGTTTCAGGCATCAATCAATTCAAACAATCCTAAAGAAGTCCAGTTTAGCAACTGGATAAACGACCATGAGCTATACAAGCAGAACAGGAAGGAATGCAATTCCGATTACGAGTCTTTCCAGGACGAAGTATACAAATTGCAAGACTCGATGCTGCCGTCAGCTGAAACGCTATGAGTAGCCAGATAATTACATGCCCCAATTGTGGAAGGATTATTTTCCGCTATGACAAGAAAGCGACAAACGCTTTTGAAGTACAATGTAGGAAATGTGAGCAAATGACTTGCATTCTTACACAGGATGGTATTGTGCAGTCAGTTAAGCCTATAAAAAAGATACAAGCCAAAAGTAGCAGCGGCAAAAGATTCTATTGAGAAAGGAGGGCGAACAGAATGTGGATACTAAAGGGACGTCAAAAGATATATACGGACGCAAAAGAAATCACTGCCGACAACATAATCAAAGAATTGTCAAAAGCATATGAGAAGCATAAATTTAATCGGTTAGAGATGCAATATCTTATAGATTTTGAAGCCGGCGATCAACCACTGGACAGACCCAAAATTGTTCGCCCTGAGATCAATATTAAAGTAACTGATAATGCCGCAAACTACATTACTGATTTCAAAATGGCGTATTTCTGGGGAACACCAGCAATGCTGATACAGCGATCTGACAAAGACGCTCACAAAACACCAGCAGACTTAGACGATGAAGGAATATCTGCACTTAATGAAATGCTTACAAATGCCTGCGACATAGGTTACAAGAATCAGGAGCTTGGCAATTTTGTTGAAAAAGTAGGTGTAGGATATCGACTTGTTGACGTTAAAACCGATTTTGAAGAAGATGACGAAGCTCTTGTGGATATATATACGTTAGACCCAAGATATGCTTTTTGTGTATATAGCAATGATGCCAAACAAAAGAAGCTAATGGGAGTAACATACAGAACGGACGGTGGCGAACAATATTTTACGTGTTTCACCCCCAAGATGCGCTTTGAAGTCTCAAAAGGTAAAATTGTTAAAAAATCATTAAATCCGCTCAAAAAAATAGCGATAGTCGAATACGAGAGATCTGTTGACAGAACAGGCTGCTTCGAGAGACAGATATCAGATTGTATCGAACTTAACACACTAGTCTCTGATTTTGCAAACCTTACAGCACAGCAAACTCAGGAGATATGGTGGGGCAATGATGTTGATTTTCCAGTTGACCCCAAAACTAAGAAGCCTGTAGAAGTGAAGTCGGGGCAATGGGTGCTTACTAGCACAACACCAGATGGAAAGACCCCGCAAATCAAGGCACTATCTAATGCATTTGATACAAACGCAACATTAACAGCGATAGATACACGCTGGCGAAGAATTTTACAAAAATGCAAAGTACCTACACAACAAGATTCGGAAGGCGGTGGTTCCACGGGAACGGCAATGGATATGTCTAGTGGATGGAGTGCAGCTGAGATTGATGCTGTGCGTGAGGAACAGATTGTGAGCAAGGCACAGCGAGAGGAACTTAAACTTATCATAAAAGTACTCCAATTAACTCCATCAAATGTGCTTAAAGACGATGATCCAATCAAAAGAGTACATGTTGGAGACATCAATTTCCACTTCTCAAGAAGAAAGAACTATGACATGTCAGTCAAAGCAAATGCTTTATCAACCCTCATTAAGACTGGTGTGCATGGTAGACATGCACTCAAATTTATTGATGGCTTCGAAGATACTGAGGCGACATGGAATGACAGTAAGGAAATGATAGAAGCAGTGCAAAGGGCTGCTGCATCAAGTGGAACCACAACAATGGAGGAAAGTGAACCAACTGATAGGCAAATAGACCAGTTGGAAACAAGCCCTATAACCGGGAAAGTATAAGGTGATGATATGGCACAGATATTTGGATTTGACGAAATCGAAAAGATACGGTCCATGCCATACGATAGATTTTTTGGTGAAATGGGAATCACAAACAAGCAAAAGCAAGAACGCGTTGAATTTTCAAACAAGATTGAAGATGATATGCGTTTTTTAATTTTGCTCATCCTGATTATGAAGGAAACAGGTAGAGTTGATGCCAAGAAAGCGGCAGAACAATTTGAAGCAAAATTGCTGAAATGGATTTCACAATATATTGACCTTGACAGCGAGACAAAGGCTTATATATCAGATTTCTGCTTATCTACAGCACAGGTAACTGCGGATCATGTCAACGAAAAATATTTTGTATCAGAAGATCGAATACGTTTGGTCAGCGAAAACACAGCCCTTGATTTTTTAAATCATAAAGACTTCAAAGAGGCAACCAGAAATAAAACATACAAAACATGGAACACAATTATAGATGGAAAAGAACGCGAAACACACCACAAGGAAGATCAAGCGACTATACCAATAAGCAACTACTTTTTAGTTGGAAAAGCACTTATGCGGTATCCGCATGATATGGCAGTTGCTTTTACAAACCCAGAGGAAGTAATTAACTGTCGCTGCTGGGTGACATACTCTTAATTCATGCAAAGAACAGGCTCTTTAAACGAAGGTTTGAAGGGCTTTTTGTTTGCACAAAATTAGGGCAAACAAGTCGGAGACGGACTTTAAGGAGCAAAACAGCTCAGAGAAGAGCTTAATAATCGCACAAATCAAAGCGGAGAGAACCGCACAAACGCAGAAAGGAATGAATCTATGAAGACTCAGCCGATTTTCAGAACATTTGAACGCAATGCCACCAAGAGAAAATTAAACCTGCAGCTTTTTGCAGAGCCGACACCAGAGGCTGAAACTCATGAAGAGTCAAAGGGATCAGGTGATGATCACGAACCGGAAACTGATGCTGATGTATTAAGGGTGCAGCTTGCACAGGCAAACGCACTAATTGCGAAACTCACAAACAAAGCTGATGCACTTGCATCTGAGAATGCAGCCAAAACAAAGCAACTTAGAGAAAAGATGACAGCTCAAGAGCAGGAAGCGGAAGCAAAGAAAGAAGCAGAAGCCGAGAGAGACAAGCAGTTCAAGGCAATGCAGCGTGAGTTGACGATTATGAAATCTACCAATACATACATGGACACTTTGGAAATGTCCAAGGAAGTAGCACAGCAGTACGCCGAGGCAAGAGCTGACGGAGATGGAGATAAGGAAAACGAAATCTTGAGGCAGCACATGAAAACGCTCAAATCAAAGATGATGCAGGAGTTTCTGGCAGAGCGTGGCGAAGTTAACGCAGGGCACGGAGATAGCCACGAGAGTAAGGCTGTTGAACTCATGAAGTCACTACCGACATATTCAACAGAAGTCGATGAGTCTGTGCTGAAACAATACATGTAAAGAAAGGAAGCAAGAAATGGCAAGAGGAGACATGAGATATGCAACAACCGAGATACGTCCATCCGGTGCAGAGATCTTAAACAGAGAGGTGTTCGAAGGAGTGCCAATGACTATTGATTTTACAGATGTCAGCACTACTGATAGCGATACCGGAGAGAAGGTTGTAAAAGCAGGAAGTGTAATTAGTGGAACAGGAACAGTAGTTGCAGCAACACCATGGACAGGCGGAGCTGGAATCTTACTTTTTGATGTGTATGAGCATCGACCACAAGGAACGATTCTCAAAAAGGCATACATTAACAAGTCAAGAGCAGAACAGAATGCAGGAATCACTTATGATGCAGACTTAACTAAGATCCTGCCTATGATCGTGGTTGAGTAAAAAGGAGGAGCAATGGCAGTTTTAATTACAGATATTTATGATTCACAGGCAGTTGCCGCAAGACGTACACAAGATCCAAGTAATGCCATGGGCTTTGTCGGAAAGGCTTTTTTTCCGAACAGAAAGAAGCTGGGCTTATCGTTAAAATGGATTAAGACACACAAAGGCTTAAATGCCATCTTAAAGCCAAGTAATTTTGATGCAATTCCGATGATCAGAGTCCGTGAGGGATTTAAGCAAGAGTCTACACAGATGGTCTTTTTCCGTGAGAGCATGACTGTACGTGAGGAAGATTTAATGCGACTTATGGAGATTGAAGATGCTAATAGTCCATTTATCGGAGACATTATATCATCAATTTACAATGATGCTGCAAGGCTCATTGATGGTGCAGAAATTGCTGCAGAAGTAATGCGAATGGCACTGCTTGCACCAAAGGACGGAAAACCATCTATCGCAATAGGAACCGGGGAGCCAGAGAGTGACAATATGGTTTATGGCTACGATTACGATAGCGATGGAACGTATAAGCAAAAGCACTATTTAAAAGTTGAAGGCACTGATACGTGGGACCATCCTGACACGGCGAAGCCGTTAAAAGACGTTCAGCAGGGTACTAAATATTTAAAATCAATCGGAGTACTTCCTCGCTATGCGATGATGAACAGTACTACCTTTGACTACCTCGTTGAGAACGAGCAGATCAAGAACGCTTTAATCACTTCTTCTGGCAAGACGGTTGATTTTACCGATGAAGCAACCGTTAAGGAGATTTTTACACGAAAGACAGGTCTGACGCCTATCATTTATGACAAAATGTACATCGACTACAAGGGAGAGACTCAAAAGTTCTACCCAGACAACAAAGTAACCATAATCGGCGCTGGAACACTGGGATCAACATATTATGGTGTAACACCAGAAGAGCGTACATTGATGTCAAATAAAAATGTGGATGTTGCCATGCTTGACAACCGCATTGCAATTGCGACCAAAACCGAGCAGGGACCACCTATTAAGACTACAACCAGTGTATCACAGATTGTGCTTCCATCATATGAGGGCATCGACAGCACATTTGTAATTGACGTCAAATAATGAAATTCGATCACATGATCAAGCTTAACGGAATCTACTATGCAGCTGGTGAAGACGTCCCAATGGAAGAAAAAAGCGATGCCCTAGAGATTGACGTCCCGATGGAAGAGAAAATCGAAATTCCAGAGTTGCAAGTTGATGATGAGCCAAAGCGAAGAGGTAAGAAACCAAAAGCTGTTTGATGGAGGTGAGAAAGTATGAGCTATACAGACAACCTTGCAGACGAGCTTTTTTTTGATTTGCAAGTTGAGCTTTCAAATGATGAAGAAGGCGGCAGCTTTTCGGAACCGCTACTCAAGCAAAAAATCAAAAGTGCAATTAGAGAGGTCCGAGACAAAAGAAGATATCCACTTGGATATACGGACGGAATGATTGCACAAGATTTAGACAGGTACTATAGCCAG